TAATTATTCCTGTACCATAAGTAGCACCGTTTGTTAAAGTACCGTTGTAAGTACCCAAAGAATCGTTTGGTGTGTTGTCTGATGTGTAGTATGCTAGTAAGTCGTTCCATAGAGTATCACCACTAGCTTGTAATATATAAGGATTAATTAAAAACATATTATGCTCTATTTCCTATTAATGTAACTTTTAAACCTGCTTCTGTTGCACCTCCTGAAATAGCATCAATATCAATAGTTATTTCTGCATCATCTGCTAAAGCTGAATCACTTATTACTGCTGCTGTCGCTGCACTTGTACTTGTTTTTTCTCCTGAATCAATAGTTAATAATGTAGATAAGATTGAAACACCCCCCTCATTAATGTCTATTGTTGTAGTTCCTGAAGTTGAACCTGCTGTGCTTAATGATGCCCTAACCTCCGTTACTGTCATAGCGAAAGGCATTCTAAATGTTAGCTTTGCTGTTCCTGTTGTTAATGCTGTTGTTTCATCACTTACTGCTACTTGAATAACCTCTTGCATTACTTCAGCACCTGTTACATACTTTGAATCATATGTACTACCATTATAATCAGATACTATTAGTAAATCGTTAGCTTCTAAATTAGCTGCTTTTGCTGTTAATTGACTTATTTTCTTTGTTGCCATTTTTTATCTTTCGTATTTTGTTTGTCCAAACCATGAATTATCATAAGCTAAACCGAAACCTCCCCAGTTTACACTTAAATCTTCTGTTATTGCAGTACCATCTGCTTCATCTAATAGTAGGAATCCACTATTTTCATCTACTATATTATCTCCATCATCAGATTGCTTACCGAATCCAATTAGATTATATACTGCTTCTCCCCACATAATTAATTAACCTTTTTATTGTCTTTTTGTTGCATTAACTTAATTGCGTATTCCTGCAATTTTTTAACGTCTTTAGCTTTCATTTTATACCTATCTCTCATAAATACCAACCTCCTATATTTGTGTTGCTAATCGGATAAACGTCCGCACCTGAATTAGTGTGATATTCAGGAAAAGAACTTGAGTTAAAACTCATATAATCTACGAATCTTTGCGAGTAATTCTCTGCTGTTATCCTTTGCTTTTCAATTAAAAAATCTACTTCATTCTTTTGTACCGTTTCAGAACTTTCTGCTGTATGCTTAAATACTCCTTTGTTAGCTACTGTATAAGCACTAAAAGGCAAATATTCAACCATTGCCCAATGAATAAGCATTTGCTTAACATAGTTGTTTAATAAGTCTAAATAAACACCTGACAATGTACCTGCTTCAATATCTGATTTTAACCTATTAAGTAAATCAGTACCTAAGTAGTTTTGAATGTGTATATCTTGAGCAATCTTAATAAACTGAATAAATTTATCAGTATCAGTATTTCCATCTAGTGGTGTATACTTAACAATGTCTGCCCTTTCTATTAATAATACTTCTGCCATTATTTAACGTCTTTTGGTAAATTCTTATTGTTTGGACTAAACCCTTTTAAAGGTAAGTTGTTAGGATATACACTAACCTCAAATGGATTAGTAACCTTAAAACCTTTAATCTCTGCTGCTCTAGTTCCTATCTTTTTCCATTGTGGGTCATCCTCGTTTAAGTCAACCATCATTGTAACTCTTTGCCATTTATGATGACATCTAGCACCTCCTTTGTATTTGAAAATATCGTACGTGTCAGACCCAAACTCTCCGAATCCTTTGTTTACTGCTACTGAAGCCATCTTATCAATATCTTCTTTACGGTATAATTTACCTGCATTCATCATAGCCTTGCAAAATGCTCTTTCAGGTGTCTTATTTCCTGTATATTTATAACGAACTTTAAAGAACTTATCCTTTACTTGCTTATCCTGGGAACTTCTTGCTGTTGGTCGTGCCGTACCTGTGCTTACAAAGTTCCAAACTTTCGACATCAAAGTAGGCTCTTCTTTAGTTAATTCAGCTTCTAACTCTTCTAAATAAGCATTTAATACATCTTCATCTTCTACCTCTTCAACATCTCTTTCGTCTATTACTATGTATCCCTCTGGAATATCCTCCCCTATCTCGTTTAAATAATCTTCTAAGTTGAATTGTTTGCTTAGTTGTGTAGGCTCTTCTGACTTCTCTCCCTCAAATGGATTTAACGTTTTAAAATACAAGTCTAAAGATACACCGTTATACTCTAAAATACTATCAAAAGCATCTAACAACATTTCTTGAAATGGTTTAATTACCATATTATCAAAAAGATTAAAAGAGTTTTGCAATTCATCAGCATTTGAACTGAATCCTGTAGATGTAGCGATACCAAAAATAAGTGGACTTGTTACAGAATGTGATAACATAATTTTACGCATACACTCCTCGCTCAAATACTGATAGTGTTCAGGTGCATCATTTAAAGGGATATCATCAACTGTAATAGCTGTATCTTTATTGTCGTTAAATGAAACTATTACCTTTTGCCCTTTTGAACCTGTTAAAGTTTGTTTGATTTTAGCGTTTATAAAGCTTTGTTGCTCTTCAGTAGGTACTCCATTGTTGACATTGATAACCTTAGTACCACTAAAACCATTTTGTACCTCGTTAATTAGATAATCAGATATTTCTTCTTCTAATAATGTGTAATCTACACCACCTTGATAATCTACGTGTGCAAAGTATTTCATCCCTGCAGAATAAGGTTGTATATATAACACCTCAACACTTTCATTTGAAGTACCAAATGCAGGTATTCTTTTAGGTTCGTAGTTTCTTACATCGTTCCAGTTATCACTAAAATAATATGCTTCTACATCTCCATCTTCATTGCACTTTTCAGGTGCTAATAAATTAACTGGAATGTGATAAGCTTTCTTAACTACTTTTTTATCTTTAGAATAGTGTACTTGAATAGCACATTTACCAAATAGCTTTAAATCTAAACATAATTGTTTAACATCTTTTTTACCAAAGATAGACATTAAACTGGCGTACTCATTTGGCTTTCTTTGTGCATCTTTAGCACTCAAACCTTTACCGTACATTAACCTAACAATAGAGTTAATAATACTGTTGTTTGTAGCACTGTTTTTATACCTGTCCATTAAGTAACTAAAGTAGCTGTTTTCATCTCCCCACGTTACCCAATCTTTTCTTTTGTCCTCTATTATTTCAGGTCTTTTATGCTCTGCTAGATTGAAAATCTTTAAATTATCCATTATAAGTAAATAAAGTCGTTTGTACTATTTTTTTGTTGATATACACCATCGTTTAATGAATACTCTCCTGTTTGGTCGGTACAAAATACTTTCGCATAATGTAGCACTTCAGTTGTACCTGTATATCCGTTAATTTCTAGTTTATCGTTTTGGCTTGTTAGAATAAAGCTAAAATCATTCGCTTGTAAGTAGTCATCATTATCGTAATTCTGTAGTTTTAACGTGTAAAACCTACCCTCTTTTAATGCAAATGTAGCTGTTAAAGTATCGTAATAGTCTCCACTTGTATAGCTTTCTATTGTAATACTTTCAGTTGTATTCGTTTCTTCATCTGTTAAAAGTAACACCGTAGGCACTTCATTACCTCTAGTAATTACATTTATGCTTTGTGAACTTGTCGATGTTGTTAATACTATCATACTTAATAAACCTTTTTTAATTGATTTTGTTTCTAAACAAAAAACCCCCACTAATTAAAGTGAGGGCTAAAAACAAATTATGATGTAATTATGAAGTTACAATAGTAGCAGAAGCAAATAATGTAGCTAAAGCTGATTCCGTTGCACAATCTAAGTGATTTGCTGGTGTTTTTTCTTGCCCCGATAGTGTAATTTTATAACCATTATAGTCAGCAAGTGCCGTACCATTCTCGATAGTACCCCCAGTTACGTCCATACCTCTCAATAATCCTGCTATGAAGTATTGACCATTATTAGTCTCCACCACAACGTGAGGACGTCCGTACGAAAGTAGCTTAATCTGCTTTGTAGTAGCAGCGTCTTGAGACTTCAATTCAAGCGTTAATACTTGTTCAAAGAATGTAGTTCCATTTTCTCTAGAACTGTTAATGTTTTGCACAAAAGTAGAATTTCCTTTTAATTCATACTTGTATAGTGAACTAATACCTGTAATCGCTGTGATTAAATCAGTATCAGTTACGTCATAGGTAACATCAGCAGCTTCGATGTCAAAGTTAGCAAAGTAAACGTTTTTTAAGCCTCCAATTGAATCCTTGCATGCTTCTGCCCTCCCGTTAGATAATAAACACGACATATGTAAATATTTTTAAAGTTATACAAAAAAAGGAGGAGTATTTTACCCCTCCCTTAGTTTTAGTTTATCTAATTATTAGTTAGCGGCATTTGTGATTCCGTATGTACAAATATCTGTAACGTTTCCGTATTGAACACCTGCTGTCATTCTCATAATCAATCTGCAATTCTCTGACCCGTCGATATCCGCTAAATCTATCAATTTAACTAAATTTTGGTCCGAAAGTAAACCAGTTCCAAAGAATAAGTTATCTTTAGTAGTAGCTAACATTTGATTAGCAGTCAATCCATTTGCAACTACAACTGGAATACCATCAAACATTAATTCACCACCTTGATACCACATTGTACCTTTGTTGTCTACACCGTTAGCACCTAATCCTGAAGTTCCGAATCCTCCTAATGCTCTAACGTATAATCTCATAGCGTTTTGAGAAACGTAGATTCTTAATCCCTCTTTACCGTATAATCTTGAAGGAATTGCGTCTGCAACTTTTCCTAACTCTGCTATGATGTTAGAAGAATCTAACCCCCCACCTACAGCAGCAATCTCTTGAGCAGCTGGTAAAGCAGCGTCAGTAGTTAACAATGTCATGAAACCGTTGAACTCTCCTGAGTTGTTTGCGTCACCATTCCAAATGTGAGATTCAATATCAGCAGCAACTTGCTCAGCTTGGTGTGCTAATAAATAATCTGCAAATGATTTTGGTAAAACATCGTGTGCTGAATACCCCATTTCAATCGCTTGAAATGTATCTCTAAAGTCCGCTTTACAAAGTTGCTTGTTCACTTGTAGGGATTTCGGTTCAAGGATTCTTTCAGTTAAAGTAACTGCTCCTGTTGCTGTGAAATCACATGATGCATCTGCTAATCCTGAAGCTGATACTAAGTTAGATACAACTGATTTGTATTTAACATTCGGCATAATTGTAATCAATTCATTTGATAAAGTTACACCTGATAATAATGCTGCTGAAATCCATTTACCTGAATGTTCACCTGCATACGTTGTAGTTACTGATGTTGTAGTAGCCATTTTTCTATTAATTTAATTATTTATATACTTTGTTTAAAATTTGAGAAAGTCTGTCGTTCTTTTTACCGAACTTAACCACTTCTCTTTCTACTTTGTTTTCTGGATTATGTTGGATAGGTTTAGGTTCTTCTTCTTTCAATTCTACAACCTCTTCTTTAACCTCCTCTTTAACCTCTTCAACTTTTGAAAGTTCTGTTAATTTAGCTTTCAATTCTTCATTCTCTTTTTTCAATTCTTCAATCTCTGAAAAGAATGTTTCCTTAACAATGCTTTCAACTGTCTTTTTAATCTCCTTTGCAGGTTCTTCTGACATCATTGGTGCTTCTTCTTTTACTTGTTCCATCTCAGGTGCTTCTTCTTCAACTTCTTTAGTTTTGATTTCAGCAATAATACCTTCCTCTTGAACTACTAAAATTCTATCTTCAGGTAATTCATACTCACCTACTGGTAATGCAATTCTCTCATCTTCATTAACAATAGATACATTTTGACCTGCTTCAAATGAATCAGCTTCTAATACTGCACCATCTTCTAACACTTCCTGTGCTAACTTCACTTCTTTTTCCATTCCTAAAAATGTCTTAATTGTGTTAATTGCTTCTTGTACTTCCTTTCTCATTTTATTTATATTGATAAAATCTTTTTAACTTCTGAATCAAAATCTTTAACTCTTTTGATTACATATTCTAAATTTTCTGTGTATTTAACAATTTCACCTGTACCTTTTACACTTTTAGGGTCAATACCTAATTCTTTCGCAGTAGCTACTACTTTATCAATTATCTTAACAGCTTCCTTAATATCAGATTCTGCATCTTCTGCGTCCATTTCAACTTGAATAAATTTATCTTTTAGTTTACTTTGAAGAACCGTAAAATCTCCTAATAAATTTTGGACTTCTTGACCGTTTTTACTTAAAACACCATCTAATATTTTTAAACGGTTAGCTATATTTTTAACATCATCAACTAATCCCAACTCAATCTTTTGAGATTCTAACTTAACTTCCTTTTGGTCACCGTAGACCATTTTTAAAATGTCTTTCATATTCAATAAACTTATAATTGTTATTTTTGTTGTAAATTCATTAGTTACTTACTCTAACACGTACCCTTGTACCTGCTGATTCTGTTGTTGTTACATTCTCTGTTCCTGTTCCTGTGATGTTTCCAATTCCTTGCGATTGTAATTCACCATCACAACACTTACTTGAGTATGTGCCATCCTTGCACAAACAACCTCTTTTGCCTCCTTTTGGGCTTACTTTCTTAGCCATATATTTCTATTTTAATTGGTATGTTTACAAATACATTATCGTACTTAATATTATCTCTAAATGATTTTAAAGCAATAGTTGTACTATTTGAATAACTTGCTTGAAAAGTGTAAGGATAAAACCCTGAAGTGCCTAACGTTACTATTGTACTACTATTAAGTGTCGCACTTGCAAAATCAATAGTGTAATCCCCAACACTATTATAACTAGTTGTTGGTGTAATACCTAAAGTGTTTTTAAGTATTGTTAAAGTAGGTGTATCTGTTCCTGTTTGCGAGATAAACCCATACAAACAAGTGCTAGGTAATCCTAACTCACTCTTTAAATTTGCTACTGTTATTTTTTTAGTGTTGTAAACTCCTGCACTTTGGTAGTCATCTACTACTACTAAATCAGTATCTGCTAAACTTGTTAATTCTGTTAAATCTTGTATTCTCATTAATTCAAACTTTTAATTATTACGTTCATGTATTCTACTGTTATATTCTGAGTAGCTGTATTATTTTCTACCCAAATTTCTATATAATCATTTTCTTCCATCTCTAAAATAGTTTGACAGCTAATAGATTCTGCTCTACCTGCCGAAGATGTTGTACCGTACATTTCAGATTCAGCTAGTATAGTACCATTCTTTGCTACATAAACACCTATAACGTTGTTATTACCTGAAGTTAAAGATGTTGTTACTGATACTTGAAAATCCCTAATTAAACCACCTGTGTAAGTTAGTCTATTATCAGAATGTGAAAACTTTTGGTTAATAGCATTTGCAGTTGTAGTTCCTAAAACTTTAGTAGGTACACCACTACCTGAAATAACAGTAGCAGTTGCATTATTTAACATATACAAATTACCTATCTCAGCAGTGTTTTCTATTCCTTTAGAATTAACAAATCTAGTCTTGTTATCAGTGTAACTAACACCGCTTAAATAAGTACCACCTGCACTAAAGTTTATGGTGTCTAATATATAACCCTCTGTTGGTATAGTTGCACTAGCATCTACATTTATCCCTACCGTAGCACCAAACACCACCATAGAAGAATAAATCAATCTAAATCTACGTGTAATTGTACAAGTTGAAAGTATATCTAATATATTACCACTGCTTCCTGTACCTACAAATATAGAATTATCTATACCAACCGTTCCAACCGTTCCACTAAATTGTAAGTTTTGACTGTTTAGTATTGCACCTTTAGAATATATCCAATTATCACAAGTGTCAATAAGTCCAATGTTAGGTACGTTCAAATAGTTTACACCTGTCCAATCTAAAGCAACTGGAGGATTAACTGTCCCAACTATATGTAATGCAGTATCTACATCTTGAAAAGTAACGTGTCTAATTGGAGTAGTCCATTCAGTATAAAACAAAGGTACACCAACACCTAAACCTGTTGATTTAATTCTACTGTTTTCAGATGAACTGCCTAATATAACGGTATTTTCACCACCTACTAACCTATCACCTGTTAAATCTACTGTTGTTGTAAAATAATACGTTACATTATCAGCTAAAGTAATAACGTTTGAAACTGCTGTAGGCAAATCTGTTTTATCGTTTACAAATACTATGTCACCACTAGCAATAGTTACATCCCCACCTACTAAATCTAAAAAATCAGAAAAATCAACTCTTTTAGGTACATCACTACCAACCACATCTAATATAATACCATCAGTGTCACTAATAGATGCACTATCTATATACCTTTGTGTAAAATTAAATTTACTCATATAGATTTTAAAAAGTCTATAATTAATTCTTTAGTTTCTGTTTCTTCATTTACTTGGTTAGATAAGTCAAGGTTTTGTAATCCATCAAACATGCCCTCAATTGAATAGCCTTTGAAAGTACCTTGCTTAACTTCTTGCCATACTTCATCATTGTATATTTTAGACATTAACACCCACTCCCCACCTTTTGGCTCTAAGTTGTATAAGTTAGCTTTATCGTTTTTAGCATCTTCAACTGTCCATGATTCAATAACATTTACACCTGATACATTCTTATCATGTTCTAAAGTAAACTTAGACAAGTTCATATTCTTCATAAATAACTCAGATGCTTGTTTAACCGTATCTTTAGAGAAGTAAACGTTAAATTCTTTATCTTTGATTCTACGGTATATTAACTTATCAGGAACTAGTGCAAACCCTACAACAATTCGCTTATCTTCATCAATAACTTTTAGCTTAACTTCATGTTTAGATAGTGCTATAAAATCCCGTTCAATAGCAGGAGATTCTACTAAAGAAACTGCAAAAACTCCATCTTTATCTTCGTCTTTAATTGTTAACTCGATGTTTTGTAACTTTTCCATACTTAAATAACCTTTTTATTATTAAAATGTTGCATTATTGATTCTATTTCTATCTAGTGCCTGTGCTGTTGTTACATCTCCACTTACTACGTATGCTTTAACTGGTGCTAAACTTTCAGCTTGTGATACACCACTTGCACCTACTACATTAAAGTTTGGTGATGCTAATTGTTGAGTGGCACTTACGACATCAGGAGCGTTTAACCTTGTTTCTTCAGGTGTTCCAAATCCTCCAAATTGTGTCGCTGCAATCTTAGCTATATTAGCACCTCCAATCGCAGCAGCTATACCTGCTTCAACAAATTGTGCGCCTGTAGCGAATTTAATTGGATTACCTCCTGCAGTTAATGCACCTGTAATAGCTTGAAAAGTCTGTATAGATGCTTGTGCTAAACTTAAAGCCTTATTTATTTTAAATTGTCTACGTGCATCTTTTTCATTTTTAGCATTAAATAAATCCGTTAATCCCATTAAAGCATTAATAGTATCGTAAGTCATTTGATACTTCTTATCTAACAATTCTTTATCTGCTGCTTTCTTTTTATCGTCAGCTTCTTTTTCCTTATCAGCTGCTTCTTGTCTATATTTATCTTGTATATCTGCTATTTCTTTTAATCTCGCTTCTTCTAAGGTTACTGTATTAATTCTTTTTATTTGTTCTTCTTCAGTTAAATTAGCATTATACTCTTGAGCCTTACTTAATAACCTAAAATACTTATCTTCTACTAATCTAACCTCTTGCTCTTGTTCTGATAGTAAGCTGTCAAAATATCCACTTTCAGCTTCCTCTAATTCAGCTAGAAAATCTTGTTCTAATTGTTTAATGTTTATTAATCTTTGTCTTTCTTGTTCTTCTAAAGCCTTTCTAGTTTCTCTTGCTTTTTCAATTCTTTTTTGTTTTAACTCTTCAGCTTTCTTTATCTCTTCATCTGTTTGTTTATTCTTAAATGCTTGGTATTCTAGCTCTAATTCTCTACGTTGTAAATCGTAATCATTTTCTCCTTGTATTCTATTGTATAAACTGTCAAATAAAGCACTATTTTGCTTCTTTAGATTTTCAACTTCACTTTTAACTTCATCACTCTTATTATTCTTTAATTTTGCGATTCTTTTTTCGTTAGCTTCATATTGTGCTTTTCTTAAGTTTTCTTCTTCAGTTATTGCTTTTCTTCGCATTTCAAATAGTTCTACTTCAGTAGCACCATATGCTTCAGCTTCTTTTTGTTGTAACTTTAATTGTTTTAAACTTCTACCTATCCTACGTTCAATCTCACTTGTATTCTTTGCTATACTATCTGCTAGTTTTTGATTTGCTTCTGCTGCATCTTCTGTTGAACTTTCAAATAATCCCATAGCATCTGCTGCCATTCCTAATGCTACAACTAATGCACCAATACCAGTTGATATAATAGCACTTTTTAAAGATTTAAAAGCATTTGCTACACCATTTTTAATAACTAACCCGAAAGACTTAAATACTGGTATTGCAGTTCTAACTCCCTCGATACCTTGTGCTAATGCCATAGCACTTTGAACTTTTAGTAATGCTTTTTCTACTTCTTCGGATTCAGTACCAAATAATCCCATAGCACCTTGCACCAATGCAAAACCTGATGCAGCACCCTCTAATGCACCACCTAACTTTTGTGCCATTGTTTGAGCTGCAGTATCTACCACTAAATCTGTTTGTAATTGTACCTGCCTATAGTTAGCAGTTGCTTGTAATAGTTCTTTATATTCTTGCGTGTTTTGTTTACCTGCTAAAGCTAATTCATAAAGCCTATCTTCAGCTTCACCTAACCTTGTTGTTAATGGTTTTAAATCATTATAAACATCTTCAAAAGAAGAATTGACATCTATTACTTTTTCTTCAGTATCATCTAAAGTTTTATTTAACTTTTTAAATTCTTTTTCTACTTCAGCTGCATTATCTTTTATATTTACATTGATAACCTTTTCAATACTCCCTGCCATTTCTTAATCTTTTAGCTTTCTTAATAATTCCTTTAAATCCTTTGGGTAATTGATATTTACCCTTTGCTATATCTATGTTTTCACTAACACCGTAGAAGTCATCTAATGCTAGTAAATCTTTTATTAATTTTATCATGGCTCTTGTAATATGTATGTATAATTAACCGCATTATCTCCATTTTGTAACGTGTGTACAAATTGCACAGGTATAATAGTGTAATTAGAATCGTCATCTATTAAGTTTATATTGTTCTCTGTAATAACATTATCTGATGCTTCTGTTATTATTTCAAATTCAGATGTTGGATTAGCAGGATAAGTTACCGTAACATAATCATCTGATGTAAATGTAACACCTGAAAAAGTAACCCCTAATGTTGATGTACTTACTGCTGTTTGTGTTGCACCATTTAATAATAATACTGGTATGTCAATACTACCTGATCCTGATGAAGTGAAAATAACATTATCATCATTACTTACTTCTCTTAAATCATGTAGCAATTCTAGTTGTACCTCTCCACTTGTTAAATTAGCATTTATAGAATTAATAGTATAACGTTTATCTCTAATTATTAACCTATCATTTAACCTTAAATTTGTTAATACTGATATAGGAAATACAGCTTTAATACTTACTAATCTATTCTTTTCATCAAATAAGTTTTTAAAATATCTGTGATACCATACGTAATATTGGTTATTATCTATTATTTGGTCTGTGTAGCTACTTTGTTCAGGTGCAAAATTCAAAGTGTAATTATCACTGTTATATATCACGTCTTGAGCTAGTGGTATATATTGACTTAACGTATTAACAGTGCTTCCATCATCAAACTTAATACCTGCACTACCTGCTGAACTTACAGGTCTTTGATATAATAACACTGGTTTAGGAATGTAACTTTTATAATCTTCATCTAAAGTGAATCCTACCTGTACTGTCTCATTCGTATATTTAGCTTGTGGCAAATTCTCAAAAGGTACTTCAATAGTAAAATTATCAGCATCAAAATCAAACTTTTGTGTTAAATCTCCGTAACTCTTTCCTACCCTACCTTTATATTCCGCATTAATAAAGTTTTTAGATTCCTGAAATTTAAAATCAATAGCCTTGTATAAAGGTACTTTACTAACATCTATACTTTCAATATCTACGTGTCTAGTAATATCTATAATACCTCCTTTTTGATACCACCATTCTAAAGGCTCTATTAAAAAAGTATCTATTGATTCAGCAGTTATAGTTAAATTAAACATCTTTAAAATACCGCTAATAAAATCACTTACCTTAATATCAGGCGCATTATAAGATAGATTAGATGTTGTACTTAAATTGTTCTGTAAGTTAGTAGAGTTAAACCATGAAGTTATACCTGAAACAAACCATTCGTATTCAGTATCTATATCAATTATAGAATCAGCATAGACATAACAAGTGTATTTACCAGGTGATTGACCTACAAAGAAACCTGCTGGACCTTGACCTTCAAAAGTCTGTTGAAACACCCCATCTCTATAAACATCAATGTAATAAGTAACACCTGAAGAACTAACACTAGTAACGAATAAAGTTAAGTTAGATACTAAGTTACCTACGTATGCAGTCACTTCTGCCTCGTCTGTTGATATATTAAAGTAGCCACTATCTCCTGAAGATATATTTATTAATTGCTTATCTGTATATGCTTTATTTGTTTTGTTAGGTTTGTACCATAAAAACAAGTCATTAAAACGTTCATCTGTTAAGAATAAACCCGTGAAGTTAATACCATACTTTAACTCTATTAAATCAAATATTTTAGGTACTTTTAAAGCAGGATATAATTCAGTATAATTAATAGCGCCACCAGTAACTGATATATCCGTACTTGTACTATCTCCATAACTCCATAACCTATCAGAACTAATTAAAGGATAACGTACATCATAATCTGTTGTATCATCTGTTATTCTATCTTCCACTTCAGCACCTGTGTAGTCAAAGTCTACTGTTGTGTAATCTAGGTCAGCTAGTTTGTCATCTCCAAAAGTATCTTTTAAGTTTATAATAGTACCGTAAAATGTAATAGTATAACTTTCTACTTGACCGTTTTTAAGGTTAGACTTCTCTAGTTGAATCTTGCCATTCCTGAAGAACTTTCTATTTATCTCTATATATGCAGGTCGTCTTAATCTAGGGTCATATACAGCTGTATCTATTTCAATAGCATTTTCGTAAAAGTGCCTAAAAATCGCATTATTATTTTTAGATGCTGGTACTGTGAAAGACTGTGTAAATTCTGTAAAGACCTTAGATATATCTTTAACATTCTGAACTGATAAATTAATGTTAATTGTTTCATCTTGGAATAGTTCCAACTCGTTGTAGTTTCCACTTTCTCTAGTATCTTCAATATATATCTGTACTTGTCGCATTATCCTACGTTGTTAATTATGTAATGATTGTATGTAAACTCCATTTCGTAGTTAATCATTTTAGTATTTATGTGCTTATACTCTTCAATACTTTTAGTATTTAACTTAGCAGGATAACCATTTACTAATATCTTTTCACTTAATAATAGCTGTTTAACTGTTTCACTAAAACTTTCTTCTACCCAATCTGTATTAACTTTGATTCTACTTTTACCGTTAATGTTAAACTCTGACATTTGACCTTGAGCAGTATTGTAAGAAGTTATTGAACTTTGTAACCTCTTATGTTCTTTAACTTCTACATCGTTGTATTCAAATGAAGCACCGAAACACCAAAACCTCTCGAAGTTACCGTACTTGTTTACAAAGTCTATTTTAACAGGTGTATGTTTACATTGTGTAACTGGTACACTTGTGTAAGTTCCTAACACGTTTAATGCTGCATCTTTAATCTCTAATCTAACACTATCACCATAATAGTTTTTATAAATTAAAGGTACTTGACTTGGCTCTGCTGCAATTGCTTCACTATATGTTGCTGCTGTATCTAAATTAGTATAATAAGCTGTTAAAGCTAAAGCATCTTTTATTATTCTTACACTTGGTACTGCTCTAGTGTATTCTAAGTTACCTAAAGCACCTAAACCATCATCATAGTAGTAATACGTTCCACTATCTAAATGTATATCTCCATAGTCATAATTACTACCATCTGCATAAAAAGTGTAACCTGCAAAACCAAAGTAATCTGTACTGTCTATTAAGGTCATTCCTGAACCTGTATCAGCATATCTTTTTATAGTTACATTTGCGTATTGGTCACGTGGAGTATTACCGATGTTTACAGGTGTACTTGGATAAGCACCACTATTATATGAATCAAATGTAATAAACTCTAGAATGTATGGGCTTACATCATACCATGTCGCAGGTTCATTTGAACTTGGAATTAACTTTTGTAGTGTATAACTAGCACTTGTAGGAGTTGACATTCCATCATTCCAAATATATAATTCTACTTTAGTTTCAGTTTGTCCTGTTTCATCTACTTCTATAATGTATGGACTTCTTGCAAATATGTTTATCATTTCTTCTCTAAATATAAATTAACTATATCAATTCCGTATGCTTCTACTATTTCATCAGGTAGTCTATCAAATGCTTTCTCAAATGGCTTTGTAAAGAATAAACTAGGCTTTAATCCTCTACTATAAATATTACTTGCAACTACTCTTGTAACTGCTTTAACACTACCCTCTGCATACTTACCTTTATTTCTAAACCTAACACCCTTTCTTTTCACCCACTTTTCTAATGAGTTTGTATATGATGCCCACGTTCCTTTGAAATTACCTGAGCCAAATCTATAAGGTGAGTTAGGTGCTTGTTGTCCTCTTATCTTTGCGTTAGGTGATACATTTGCAGGATTGAAACCTTTAACACCTTTATCTACAAAAATACCATAGTCTAACATTTCAAAATACAAACTAATAGAGTTCTTATTAACTTTAGAAACTCCATTAATACTATTGTAAAGGCTCTTATTAAAGTTCTTTTTCTGTTTAGATAAGTTGCTTCTACTTTGCTGTATTACATACTTCCTAAACTTATCAATAGCTTCTTGTACTTCTTTACTATCTAACATTTTGTCATTGTGTTAGGGACTACTATGTCTACTGTCATTGTCCAACCTGCAACCTTATCCTCAAATCTATCTGTAAAAGGCTCTATACTTACTGAACTTCCTAAAGTGTAATGTGAACTAAATAAATTACCTCTTCTTAACTTTTCGTACAACCTTATTTGAACTGATAACATACTATTTAATACATCATCTTCATTATCATTTCCTATGAATTTATCAGTAGTTTCATCTTTAGAAATATCTACTATGTCCATGCAGATAATAGAAACGTTATACACTAAGCTAGACTGGTCAGGTGTGCAGTTGTTAACTATTAAATGTGCTAATGCGTATTCCTGCTTTTTCCAGTTAGCAATATCATCTAAACCTCCTTTTGATACCTTGTTAATTAAAGCATCATTTTCTAGTTCAGTTCTTAGTGTTGTTGTTATGTCGTAGTAATTTGTCATCTTCTATTCATTTGTTCCTTTTCAGCTTCTGCTTTATCCTTTTCGTAGTTCAATATAGTTAAACATTTATGAGCTTGTTGTCTAGTAACCTCGTCAAATCGGGTAACATCTCCTTTAGCAAGTTGATAGATTGCATGATACCATCCCCACTTAGCTCCAAATTGTGCTTTGAATGAGTAGTCATCTCCTTTACTTTCTCCTCCAAATACATCGGGATAGCTTTTAGTAAATCGTTCACTAAATGATAAAAAAAAAGCATTGCACCAAATACAACATCTAAAGGTAAACGTTTCATTTCTTCCATTACTAACTCATCTGCTTTGTAATCTTCAATCTCATAAAGTTGCTTATACTTAGCTTTAACAGGTCTATATAATACACCCATCGCAATGTGTAGCTTCTGAATGTCGTTAATGCTATTTGATACGTCTATTAACTCACCTAAGCTAATATCATCTAAGTTAGGTATAAATCCATATTCCTTACCGTTAAAGTTTATTATACGCTTTAATTCAGGCTTTACATCAAATACACTTTTGAAGTGGTGCATTATCTCAGTTACATCTTTGTAAGCTATGTTTAAAGTATTCTTTAAATCTATATCGCAAAATATCTCGATAGTCTTTTGACTAATAAATAATTCATCGTTTGAGTTGTCCACTACGTTCATATATCTTTGATACTGATGTAGCTTTATCTCGCTTAATGAATCAGGAATATTTATCTTTACTTGCATATTATATTAACCTTAATTATTGTTTTTTGTAGTACTGAAGTGCTTGATTATATAATTCATTTAGCAACACAAACTGTTGCCTTATTTGTGTACGGTGTGAAGTCATAAATAAACGTTCGTCAAATATTATCTTACCTCTATAACCTTTCTTATCTCTTAGGTACGATTCGCATAATGCTATCATTTGCCTGATGTCTACATGTTCTACCATATTGAGTATTTACCTTTATTTATATTCATCCCTAATGTTTCCATTTCGTGATACCTTATCGCATCGCATATATGGTTCTGAAAGTCTACAGGTTTATTTAATTTGTTACCCTGTTTATCCTTATCCCATGTGTAATTTCTAAACTCCTTAATGATATTAGTAGAGTTTGAAGTGACTAAATACTCCTGCTGTTGCATTACTTGAATACCGAAGTTAATAGAATCCTTACCTTTAGTAACTCCTTTGATAGTTTTACCATGTCTACGTATTTCCTCTATTGATTTAGGCTCTGAACTATCTGCATAAATAGGTACATAATTCGGTAATACTTTTGCTATGTCTGAATTAACCATCCCTGTTCTGTAGCATATTTCATTCAGTATTCTTTTACCGTTCCAATTATACACTTCTACTATTGCGGTAGGGTCATTTGTATATCCAAAATCTAATCCTATACCTAATAAATTAGCTTCACTTGGTATTGTATCAATAGTTTTCCAATTGTCAAATATCACACCCTCTAGATTACCTATCTCACCTAGCCCATAAACTCGATACCAATTCTCCCAATAAGTTGATGTCTTTGATTTTTCTTTAGCTTTTAAAATAAAGTTTAAAGCACTTTCAGGACATGCCTCGTTATCTTGGTAGTTAACTATTAAAAAATCTACATCATCATCACCTTGCAATTCTGTGTGAAACCAAAACTCATTAACTGGATTCCAATCTAAATAAACACCTTTCTTTGTTCTTGATGCTAATTCAGTGTAAGCATGAAAAGTCATGTTGTTACACTCGTTCATGTAAAGGTAGTCACGTCTAGCACCTCTTAACTTTGCATCATTATCAGCACTAAAAAATTCAATCACGCTACCATTAGCAAACGTATATTTAAAATCAGATGCATTCCACCTCATATCTAAATACCTATGTGTCGCTATCATTATCTTTTTAAAGTCTTTCATTGCACCTCTTTTAAGGTGTGGTATAGATTCAGCAACGATTGATATTT